CTGAGGTTTTTGCACGCGACTCTGAGAGGCAGGGGAAGCGTGGCCCTACGGGGTTCACATTTCTGCTGGGGGACTCCCCCACAACCCCCCTTGACTGGGGTCCCTCCGGGGAAAAAGTCAACACAGCTCTGCAGGAGCCCTTGGGGGTTTCTGGGGAGTCAGTTCCGCTGCCCGATGGTGGGGGCGGGACGGTCGCGGGGTTTAAAGCCCGCGGTCCGTGCTCTGAAAGGAAGAGTAAATGTCTGGAAAGAAATCTCCGGAAGCAAGCCAAGGATCCCAATCCAAAGCGAGCTGCCTGGATTGCTCGAGTAATGGCTACTATTCTTCTCTTCTGCCTGGCTGATTTTACCTGCGCAAGCGGGCTTCCTGGAAATTCCTTCGCTACCGCGTCTGGAACTATCGGGATGATCAGCTGGGAACACAAGGCTGTCCGCAAGGGCCCGAATTTTACAAACGGGGTCCAGCTGGCAGCGCGTTTTGACGAGCCAAAAGGTCAAACTGACCCTCAAACGACAGTAGAGGAGCCAGTTGAGCATACTTTCACTCAGAAGGTTGCTTTAAGCCTTAAGCCGGTCGCTGATCGCATTCTGGACTTGTTCTGGACTATGGTCTCTTGTGTTGCCAAATCTCCTTACCAGTTTTTGGCCTCGGTGTCTTGCTTAATCAGCTGGATCCAGGTTGATGTTGCTGTGTACACTTTTCTCTTCCTTGCGTGGGGCGTGACACTCTACTGTTTTTTCAGTGTGTTGTTTGTCCTCGCTCAGTCGTTTAAGAATATTAGCGACTTTGTTGAGAAAGCTTGGTTCAATGGAAGCTATTTTCTTTTCAGTGTGCCTTTTTCTGTGTGGAATTTTCTCGCATGGAGGAGGTTTACTGTTAAGATGCCTAGCTACAAAACCGATGTGTCTGCAGTGGTAGACGGTAATAAGGTCACTTTGCTTGTGGCTGGAAAACCCGTTAAGACTATTGTCCTGGACGAAAGTCCGGTCAAGGAGATGGCCTTTGCTTCGAGCAAGCCAGCCCCTGTTTACAACAAGAGCGATGCTAGACTTCGGTCGGGTGTTTGCTTTTACCGCAAGAATGGAGCAGCCTACGACTATTTAGGAGGAGGCACTTACACGATTGTCAGGGGTAAGCTAGACGGCGAGAGCCGCAGCCTTATTTTGGGCTGTTCTCACGTCGCGGATCTTGCGACTCATTTTAGTACAGCGAATTCGCACGGTACTCCTCAACAGAAGTTTGCAGCTTTGCCTGAGCCTTTAATTAGGACCGGCTACGCCAAGAACGATACTGACTTAGCTATTTATCACATCTCAGCTTCCGACGTGTCTAAAGCCTCTGCCCTGATGCTTCCTAGCCTCTCGCCAGCCAAGTGCTGCGATGTTGGGGACACGGTTATCACCAACGGGGATGAGATGTTTGCGTGTGGATATGGCAATCCCGTAACGAAGGAAGGCGGCTTCTGGAGGTCCAATGGGCCCCCGGTAGACTCACCAGTCGAAAACCCCTTCATGGCCGGACACAAGTGCAGCACTACCGAAGGGTGGAGCGGCACGGGTCTGTTCATTTCGCGCGGAGGGACTTGGTTCCTCGCCGGAATTCACACGGGGTCGCTTGGCGACACTAATACCTTCATCCTTGTTGAAGAGGTCATTGACTACTTGCAGGACATCTGGGCCGAAAAAGCCCGGAAAGAGTTTGCGACTAGGACCTACGAATCACCGACCCAGAAAGGCCGCAAATACGGCAATGACGGGCGTCAGGGAGCCGAAGCCAGAAATACCAGGTCAGATCGAGCCATGTTCATAGCAGGCACGTCGTCCTACGGGAAGCACGGTAACGGGAAGGAAAGCACCATCAATGCCGAGCCTAACCGGCTCTTGTCTGAGAAATCAGAGACCGCAGTAGACACCGTCGTGGATGTCCCAGCGCTTGTCTCCGCTCCTATTACTCCTAGTGAGAAAAAGAGCGAGCTTGCGAGTGGCATCACGGTAGCTCAGGTTCCTATCTCCGTTCCCATTACTCCTAGAGAGGAAAAGAGCGAGTCTGGAGCCAAGGCCGCCGTCTCTCTCGAGAAAATCGTAGAGAGCGTCAACTATTCCGCGGCGCTTAAGCAGCGTGAGCTGTTAGAGCGTCTTAAAGCCGAAAGTGAGTCCAAATTCGAAGCCTTTAAAGCTAAGTACAAGGACACCCAGCCGGTTTTAGAGGGTTTTCAGAGCCCTCCGGTAAGACCGACGGGGGGCCCATCAACGGCAGCTACTTCCACAGGAAAGCAAACTATCAGTTCGTCGAACACGAAACAGTCGAAGGCCGAAACTATATCATCGGGGGAAATTGCGCAAGCAAGTTCTCAGGTCGAGGAGATTCAGCCCCAGACGGCGCCGTCGTCGAGCTCTTCGATAGCATGTTCCCAGGAGTCTCAGAAAAGTTCATCTTGCCCGATCTCGGAGAACAAAGCTTGTTGCAGTCAGTCAGTGACTACCACGACACAGCAAAAACTCCCGGAATCAGGATGGACGGAGACGAAGTCAAAGAATGCTCAGAAAAGATTGCAGATCTGTACGAAGCTGGGGGAGTCAACTGGACTTTCCCTTTCACAACTAGAGACGCTTTCGACCAAGAGTTTGAAGACGCTTTCGCAGAAGCTCAAGCCGGCATCAAGCCAACCAGCGGCCCAGGATATCCCTACCGGCTCTACGGAGACCAAAACAGGACAATCCTCGAAGACCACGGGGAAGAAATCAAAAAGCTCACAAAAGAGCGAACCGAAAGAATCATCTTCGGCAACGACGACTTCCTCGAGTGCTCAGAAAAGCCAGTAAGCTGGCTGTTGTTGGGGCTGCGCGACCCCGACAGGCTGTTTCCCAAGAATCAAGCCAACCCTAAGCGTAAGCCATTGCCCCGCGTTATTGCAGGCGCGTCGTTGGTGGACCAACTTGTTACCCGGATCTTCTTTGGAGATTTCGCAGAGCAGGAAGGCGCCGCCTACCCTTTCCTTCCCACAAAGAAGGGAATCGGTTTTTCCGACGAGCATGCACATAAGATAGGCGTGCAGTTTGATGTCTTTAACGAGGCATTTGAACGCCCGCCAGTCGCGTCAGACGTAGCAGGCTGGGAGAAGAATTTTTCTGAACCCGTGGCTGAGCTTACTCGCATCCCCATGGCGAGGACCATGAAGAGCGGCGATGAAAAGCTGTTCAACAGGGCCTTTGATTGGTGGAAGCTTTCGCTTCTGACAAACGTTGCCATTACTGACGGTGGCAAGTTGTTGGTTTTCCTAGACAAGAAGGTCCAGCGCTCTGGCAACCTCCTGACCACCACCTCTAACGGGATTGGAAGGAAGGGAGTGGCTTTTTGCGTCGGCTCCGTGGCTAACACTGCGGGTGACGACTGCCATGAGTGGACTCGGCTTTGTAAGGAGCAATTGATTGCGGCCTACGCTGCGATTGGTGTTCCGGTCAGAGACGTGGAACAGATGTCGAAGGAAAGACTTGTCTTTTGCTCACATTCTTTTGAAAAGGATGTCGACGGCCAATGGAAATGCTGGTTGAGTGAGTGGGAACGGATGCTCTTTGAGGCGTCCAGGTCCAAGCTCATCGACAGCGGCACCGACCTTAACTGGTTGAAGGAGGTTCAACACCATCCCGACCGGTTGCTCGCGCAGCGTTTCGTTGATTTTGTTAGCGGCAGAAGATTGTTGCTCGGGGCCGTGGCCGGGCATGACGAAGTCAGCGAACAGGGGGGTAGCCACCTCTAAAACAAAGGCTACAATGGTAGTGCTCGAGCCAGTCAAGGCCGGCGGCAAGAAGAAGAAGCGCAAGCCTCAGAAGATCTCGATGGGAAACCCCATTTCGGTGAATTTTCAAGCAGGTAATCGCAACCCTTCGACCCACTCGGATAAGACGGGGACGATCGTCACTCACTCAGAAACTTACGGCATCAATGTCACGGGGACCTCCTCGTTTGGCGTTTTTAGCCAATGGGCTGTTCAGCCTGGTATCTCAATCTACTCTAACGGTTCGCCGCTGGGGCAGTGGTTGCCGCAGATTGGAAACAATTTTGACAACTATGAGATAAAGCATCTGAAATTTGTGTATCGGTCTTCCTGTTCCACCTTGGAACCTGGACTTGTTGCATTTGGCTACGAGCCGAACCCGGTTGGTTCTGTGCCCGGGAGTTTGCAAGAGCTGAGAAATATGAAATCCGTCATGGGCACTGTCCATAAGGATCTAAGTTTTGACGTTTCCAATCTCGCCCGCGGCGCTCGCCTCACTAGGAAGGGAGCTGTAGTCGGGTATCCGAGTTACGATGCAGGTAAGGTATTCTTTGCGACCAACGGTTGCACTGAGTTAGCTAAGCTTGGTTTCATCGAGGTGTATTATACTGTGAGGTTTTTCAATCCCCAGTCTTCAACGTCTACAACTGTGCCGAACATCACGTACGACCCAGTTCAACCCGTTTGGAGGATCATCTACTCGCCGACTTCCAATAGTGGCAATGCTAATGCCGCGGTCAATTGTTTCGACCCCTTTGGCAGTGTTATCCTATCAGCAACCTCTGAACAAGGCGCTCCTCTCTTCCAGAGACTGAACGCTTCCATCCCGGCTCTGAGTCTGACTTACGGAGGGAATGTCTTCCAGAACAACGCTAGTACCGGTTCGGTCATGCGGTGTTTGCTCGGGGGGCGTTTTCGTCTCAAGGCGGCACTTAATGGTAATTTTGAAGACCTTAAGTTGTTCGCTATGGCGCCCTTTCGCAAGTCTGCGACTGCCTCGACGTACGAACTCTGCACGACCCTCGTAAGCGACAGCACCCTGGGGAGCTCTCTCATGGAGATGACAGTAATGCCAGTCTCTCACAGAGGCTTCACTGGAGTGGCTCTCTCGGACCCCAACCCCGGCACTGATCTTGAGTGTAGGGGTGAATGGGATGTTACCCTCGATTCCGGCGACTCATTGTTGATCGGCGTTGGAGTGCGCACGTATAACAGCGTGTCCACTACTACTGCTAATTTTCAGTATGTTACTGGGACTGGTTTCTGTTCCGTCGAGCTCGCTTATCTTGGGCCCGCATCGTAGGTTCCCCTCGCACACCGGGGGAATTTATTAAATTCTAGGTGTGCAAATAGTCGGTGAAAGCCGCAGCCCCCCGGGCCCACACGCGTTGAGCGTGGGGTGTGGGGGCTAGAGGTGGGCAGTGAAAGCTGTCCACCTCGAGGGTCCCAAAGTGCTACGATGAAGCCGCCCTCACCGGTTAAAGACGTGGAAGGAAGAACCATAAACCTGGGTAAGCAGCTACCACCATCAGCGCCGCGGAAGAACAATCCGCGTTATCAACAGACCGGTTCGGGTGCAACTGCAAAAACAGAAGGCAAATTTAAAAATAAAATAAGCTGCACC